CGATATATTAAAATTTTGGACTAATAACATATTGTATTTGTTATTATAGAAATATATATTGCTAAATAATTTTATTATTCAATTAAATTGTGTCTTATGACCGAATTGAATTTTATTTATTATTTGATTATTTTTCTTTTAAATAGTCTGCATAGACGAAAAACTACCCTTACTTATTTACCTCGTTTTATTTTTCTTGGGCCTACCCATTTATTCTAGTATTAACTGTACGCTAGAGATGGTTAGAATTTTTGTCATTTTAACAAAAATGTCTGAATAGTAAGCTAATTGCTTCTGAATTTGTTTAATCTATTTTGTATATATTTATTTATTTTATTTTCAGTAATTGAAACGGACCACCTTCTTGTTAGTCGATGCGTCAGATAATAAAATGTCTGCACGATAGTCCCCTAAACGGGGTTTCAGTAACCAGGCGTAACTTGGGATATTCGATCACGTTTAAGAGTTGAAAGATATACAGTGTGGAAAAGCGCTGGAACAACTCGTTTAACAGCCCCAGTGTTGTTAAGATGAATATGACCCTGAATTGGGTATCCTTACACTTTGCGGTAGCGTTCGTTTGTTACCATTTAGGCGCACATTCAAAGGTATTTTTGACCCTTGTGAATGTTCCTAAATTTGCTTTCAAGCCCTACGTAAGACCTTAGTGTTTACTATCAGGTGGCGAGATGTCTATGACTTGGACGTCAGCTATCGGAGAAGTATAGTATGAGAACGTGGAAAATGGATTATTTACTTTTTGTTTTTATCTTTTTTATCTTTTCTAATAGTGTCGAGTTTAAAACCATGTCCAATACATTGTTTGCCGTTCAGTGCGGGTCACCCGTATCAACCGGTTCAAAACTGAAGCCTTCGACCTCAAGTCCTGCTTTAACACCTACCGATGTTAAAGTTGAAAATATCAAGGTAGCACAAGTTCAATCTTGTGAAATTGCTATTGCAACTGTTATTAAGAGTAATCCTGTAGGGGAGCTCTATTATGAAAATTATGATTTAACTACAGAGGGAGTATATTTACTTCTATTAACTTTAAATCCACTTATTCATATGTTCTTATTTTCTTGTTTTACAACATGTTGTCTTATATTTACATTATATGTAATGTATATACAACATTATTATGTTTTACAATGGATAGTATGTCAGACTTTAGGAGGATTTATTGGTTACTGTGGTATGAAAATATTTTTATATGTTCTTAACAACTATTTGAGGCAACTCACATTAGTAGACTATACGCTTATTGCGTGTGTTTCTGCTATGTTTATGACTCTTGTTCATTGGAACAAATTATCCGGTTATTCATTAACATTTTATATGTTTTATGATGCTTGTGTGATGATATATTTACTATTTAATATTTGTACTAACATTTTAGTATATTTTAGAATGGCACATAGAAATTTACCTGCTGATTATCGCATTGTAGAAATGCAAATGTTTGATAGACCTGGACTTATGAGTCAATATGGTTTAAATCCCATAGATGAAGATAATATTATTTTAGATAAATATTATAATGAGGAAGAAGAATTATTTCACAAAAATCTTATGGAAAATCAACGATTAGCTCGTGAGCAACAAGAAATATTAGCTCGCGAAAATGAACAATATCAAGAGAAGATTATTCGTGGTCAACGAACTAATCTACCATATAGAAATTATAATAATTCTCCTAACGATGGTATTGAAGAAGCTCTGTTTGAAGACTTAGAAATTAAAAGAACTAAGAATCAAATCCAAACATTTTGGAGTATTTTCAATTCTATTATTAATTTTATTAAATTTTTATTATATCCATTTATATGGATTCACCGGAGTTTTTGGGATGCTTGGAATACTTATCTTGCTGCTAAACAAGTTGTTGAGCAAACTCGTGATATGTTTAAAGAGTATAAAGAGTCTAAACTTGCTAAAGTAGTTGCAAATTCTGTTGCTCAGTATAATGAATTTAAATATATATTGAATAATCCTGATTCAGAAATAGCTGTTCGTAAAAAGTTAGCTATTATCGAAATTAAGTCTATTTGTCATATGTTATATTATGCTAGTATTGGTCAGAAGATGGCTGCGTTAGGATGGGCATCTAATTTTGGTATTACTCGTCCTGAAGATCTTATGAAAATTATAATGTCTTTCTGGGGTAAAGCCAGTGTTAATTACACAAATAATAACCAATATATGGATTACACTTATAATGGAATTAAATATTCATTACCACCAGAAATGTGGGAAAAATATAGATTACATTTTGAGGAAACTAAAGAGAAATGGGAACCAGAAGCTAAATATAGAGTAGTTACTACTGAAAATTTAGACATGGTTTCTATGATTTCAACATTATTCGGTTTATTTAAGATTGACAATATGACAGCTACTGATATTCGTAGTGCTAATCAATCATTTACATATATTCATAACATTCGTAAGAATGCAGATGAAGGTATGAAATTTGTTACAGCATTAGTATCAGTCGTATGTCGTTATTTTAACTTTGATCCATTTGATGGAGTATGGCAAACATTTGTTGTTTCTATATTAAAATCAGTGGATCATATGGATGCTATTATAGCATATTCGATTGCTGATCGTGCTAAAATGGAGGTTATTGATGAAATTATCGAATTTTATGGTGAAGTAACTGAAATACGTAAGAATCCAGCTATGGATACTATTGGTAAATCTCTATCCAAAATATTCTTTGATCGTTATAAGCAAGTAGAAATGCTTTATATAGCGGCAAAAGGTAATAAATTTGGTTCTCGTGAGAGAAAAACACCAACATTTGCATTGTTTGCTGGTAAAGGTGGTTCAGGTAAATCTGGATCTTTACAATTGATAACTAAGTGCATGATACGGGAACGTTTTAATGAACATATGCGGGCTGTCAATGCCAATGAGGTCATGTATGATCCTACTATACAACCAACTTTTACTGCAGATGCTGCTTATTATGTTAACTTTGAAGACCAATTTTGGAGTGGTTATCATAATCAACGATTTGTATTTTTAGATGATATCTTTGAGTGTGAGGCAACTGAAGACAAAAAGATACAAGCTAAACAGATAATTCATTTAGTCAATACGATTGCATTACCATTAAATATGGCGTCAATTGAAGAAAAAGGTAATACTTATTTTGATAGTGAATATATGTTTGCTACTACAAATCTTGATGTTGGTGAAAATTTTGAACAATGTCAAATGCAATTAGGCTTAAATTCACAACAATCAGTTACACGTAGAATGCATATTGTATTCAAACGTGATGATAAAGGTGAAGCCAATGCAGTTGATAATACATTCAAAGTTATGGCATGTGAATTGTTTCCTCGATTTGTAGGTCAAATAGTTACAACTATGCAAGCTTATGATCTTATTACTATGGTAAGAAAGAGACAGCTTGAATTAGCTGAAAACTATATTTATCCTCCTGAAGTACTTGATGACTATCTCAATAACCATATTAAATTGGAAACTAAGAAATATGTTCGAAGAACAGATCCTCCAAATGATGAGCAAGGTTCTTATATTGTAACTGAGTGCATTCGTATGAAAGTTTATGAGTGGTGGGATAGTCCAAATCGGGATTATTATATTACTCTTACAGCTATTTTGTTAACAGTCCCTATTATGTTTGCCATTTATATGTTCATGTTTCCTGAGAAAACTGAAATTGAAAGGCAGATGGATGCTATGAACACTATAAAGATGCAGGCTAAGGGCATTGATTATGATAAGAAGAAGAGATCAGGAAAAACTGTCCCAAATGTCACTACTAATTTAGACACATGGCGTGATGTTATTTTTCATAAAAGTGAAGTAAATAACAATAACACATTATCTGATTACCGTGATGTTAATATGCAGAGTTCTGTTGGTTATTATGATCAATTGAGAAATCATGTTGCCAAAAGTATGGTATATATTGTTGGTGGTGCTATGATAAATGAGAAATTTGTTTATGAAGCTGCTGCTGTTTGTTTTCACCTACACAAGCGTAAATTTTGTGTACCTGATCACTTTTTCAGCAATTTTGCAACATATAAAGATGTTAGATTTGTTATGCGTTGGAAGGATAAAAGTGAGAAAGATCAGATCGTTTCTTTTCAAGGACCTATTAAGGGTATTAGAAGGGGAGACTCAGATTTAGTTGTTTTTGACCTTCCTGAAAGTATTAAGTGTAACAATCCACCTAATTCTTATGGTTATTTATCTCAACAACCACATTTGCAGATACCTGCTGGAACAACAATGCAACTTATTACTATAGATGCTAAGGGAGTAACTCAAATTCGAGATCTTACCAAAGTTTCTTATTTGGATAACTTGCATTATGGTTATGATTCTCTCTATTTTATAGAATGTCCTATTGTTTCACTTGGTCATACTATAGCTGGGGATTCTGGAGCTATTATTGCAATAAAAGGTGAGAATGATCGCCCTATTATTGTTGGTATGCATGTATGTAGTATGAATTTAGATAATAAACATGTTTGTGTTTGTATACCATTGTCAGCTAGATATTTTGGTGTTGATGACTATATGGAGGTTACAATGCAATGTAATGATTTCCCTTTAGAGATTCTAAGACAGGTTAATATGAATATGTCTAATTTTTACCCAACTAATCATAAGTACAGGCCTACTGCACTTCATGGTATTTTTGGACCAGAGACCTTTAAACCAGCTAGGTTGAGACCTTTTGAATTTAATGGAGAACATATTGACCCTTTTAGAATTGCTGCTAAGAAATTGCATCAAGATGTCTTACCTTGTGATTTAGACGAGAAAGATAGCATTGATTTGTTGATGTATTATTTTCCTCGTAGAGAGTCAAAAGTTTATACATCAACACAGGCTATATGTGGTATTGAGGGTGAATTAACTCCACTAAATGCTGGAACATCTATGGGATACCCTTGGACGAAGGAGTTTAGTAATGGTAAGAGACAAGTTATGATTATGGGAACAGATGGTAGATATACTGTTGATTCAAATTTTTTAGCTGTTATAGATCGTTATGATGACAAACTTAAGGAAGGTTTACCTATAGAAGCAATTTTTGCAGATGCTTTAAAACCGGAATTGCGACCAAATGATAAGGTTGATCAAGGTAAAACACGGTTATTTAGTGTTGGACCTGTGCATCATACTATTCTTATGCGTATGTATTTCCAAGATTTCTTTGAGTATATGAAGACATCTTGTGTTAATGGACCATCTGCTGTTGGAATTAATCCAACATCTTTGGCATGGACACAACTCTATGAAAGATTAAATCGAAAGAAAGGATCTGTTATATCAGGTGATTTCTCCAACTTTGATGGTTCATTATCAGCAGCAGGACTTAAAATTGTCGTTGCTTTTATAAATCATTGGTATAATGATGGACCTACAAATGCTCGCATCAGATGTTTATTGTTTGAAAATATTTATCATGCAGTGAGAATATGTGGAGTTACTGTGTACCAACTCAAAGGTGGAGTTCCATCTGGTGTTGGAGGAACGACGTATATTAATTGTTTATATTTGATCCTTGCTATGCATAAAGTTTTATCAAAACGTTACAAGTTAAACGTAACTGATTATGAAATGACATGTTATGGTGATGATAGTGTAATCACAACGGATATAGAAGGTATTAGATGTAGCGATTTAGCTGCAGATTTTAAAACCATGTTTGGTATGACTTATACTCATTGGAGTAAAGAAGAGCATAATGAACATGATACCCTTCTTGATATTCGTTATTTAGGACGAAAATTTCAAAGGGAAAGAGGACTTATGAAAGCACCATTAGAAGAGCGAGTAGTGTTGGAAATACCATACTACAGTGAAGTTGGTGAAGCTGCATATATGGCCTTCTTAGATTCATTTTTCCAAGAATGTTTTCAACTTGGGCCTGACTTTTATGTTAAATATACTACTATTTTACTGAATGAGTTGCATAGGGTTAGACCCCATTTGTACTTATTAGCATGTAATAAACGCTTACCTTATGGTGAGTTTGAAAGCATGTGTTATTATGGTAAACCTGAAGTTCCTTCAGATTGGCGTAATGTAAAAGTTGAATCGAAAACATTTGCTAAGGGAAACCCAAGTTCAAATTTAATGGAACGTGCTCTACACGACTTGAAACCAGACCAAGATCTTGAACTTGGTAATTCTTCAGCAATAGGTGAAGTTGATAAATCAGCTACTGCACCTGTTATTTATCAAGATCCATATAAAGGTTTTCAATTTACTGAACAAGAATTAAAACACTTGTTGAGTCGTGATATTAAAGTAGGTACTGGCACATGGTCAACAGCTTTAGGAAATGGAGCAATTCAACAAACTCTAAATTTTCCTGATGTTTTATTTGCAGATGCATTTCTTACTAAGATCTATAGTAATTTTCGTTGGTTTCGAGCTGGTATAAGAGTTACTGTTAGTTTAGCTGCTAATCCATTCTTTTATGGTATTATGCAAATTCTATCTGTTAGCAATCCTCTAGCTTTACCTGGTGGGGTTGCTTCTTTTATCGCAGATTCTACGATTGGTTCTGGTTTCCCTGGTATGTTGCTTGCTGCACAAGAAGGAGGTACTATTATATTGGATATGCCATTTATTAATAAGTACAGAGCTTTGAACATTCAATCTTATACAGCTGGTGAAATGGGAGCTGTTGTGTTTCAAGTTTTAAATCAACTTAGAGACACAACTGGCACTTATACATCTGTCACTACCACAATAACTGCTCAATTCATTGATCCACAAATCTTTGGAAATATAGCACTAACTAGTAATGAGGACGTAGAATTCCCTGATTATAGACATGTAAGATTGGAAAGTAATGAGGCAAATAAGAAAGCTGAAGCTGGATCAATATCTAGTCAACTAGATGGTGTTTTAGCACTAACAGCTAAGATTGATGAAATTCCTTTAGTCGCACCATATTCTAATATCTTTAACCAGACGGGTAAAGCTTTATCTAAAGGTTTAAAGATGGCTGGTTTATCTAAACCTAATTCGTTACAAGTTGGTCAGATTACAACATTAGACCCTTTTTGTGTGTTTAATGATGGCCATGGTATTGAAACAGCAAGGAAACTTGGTGTTGATGCAGAAAATGCTGTCACAACGCTTCCTGAATTTGCTGGAGAATGTCAAGATGATATGGATGTTAAGAAGATTATGGGTACACCTATGATGATTTATACTGCATCAATAGCATCTACAGCAGTTAATACCACAATTGTGTTAGATACACCAGAGAGTTATTCTAATAATTATTATGATAATTTTCGTAAATGTTTTGCATATTATACAGGTAGCACTAAATATATGTTGATAATTAATGCATCTATGTATCATAACATTGAGGCTGTCTTATGGTTCAATCCTTCTACCTCCACAGCGGTTCGTTGGCAAGATGCGTGTCATAAGAAAATACAAATAAGTGGTTTAACAAAAGTTAATTGTATGGTACCTTTTTGTTCAGCTAGTATGGGTTTAAAGAGAAATCTTACTAATTCAACTCTAAGATTTACCGTTCTCTCTTGGTCAAATGCTAATACTGTTTTAAATATTGAAGTCAATGTTTATAAAGCTGGAGGTTCAGATGTTCAAGTTAGCTGTCCATTGGATATGATTTACATTGAATCTAATGAGGATGCTAATTTTGAATCCTTATTGGAAGACTATCGTGACGTTGTGCTCGAAGTCAATCCACGGGCTGAATTTTTACAAGAATTTGACCCATTTGAAAATGGTAATACAGGTGTTCATTTTGGTCCCATTTGTCATGGTGAGCAAATAACACACTTGTCTCAAATTATCAAAAGATCTATGCCATATTATCAACATACTGAAACAAATGATAGATATATCTATAATGTAGTTGGCCATACTAATGACACATCTACGGTTGATATTGGCTTAGAATTTTATGGTAAGGTGTTTTATATGTACCATAGAGGAGGTATTACTTTCAAAATGGTAGGTAAAAATAATAACACCGCAACTACAGCTTCAATGTATGCTACAGTTCCTGGTGATAATTATGTCATCGCTGGTCTTTCTGTTACATCAGCCAATAATCCAATATTACAGGCAACTATACCATATTGGGATAGTCAGATGTATAGAAATAATAGAACTGCTCAAGATGGTACTAATTCAAACGATGGCATATATATGGAGATAACTGTTACTAATCCATTGATGTTTGGTTTTAAGTCAGCCGCAGATGATTTTACATTTGTTGGTCTTATGCCTTGTGCAAATGCGGCTGCTATTGTACCATTGACTAAAGCTGATTTAACATTTGGTTATCAAGGTTATCGTCTTTATCTCACACCTTCGGCTATTATGGTTAATATGGCACAGAAATACGTTCAAAAACAACTCCAGAGCAATGTTGTCTATGGGGATGATCAAATTATTGATTTTACTTCTCCTTATAAAGAGGATCCACCATTAACTCCAGATACATCTGATGATGATTTTGAGTTTGATCCGGAAACTTATACTATGGAGCAAGATGATAAGATGATTGAGAATCTCTGTAAGAAAATTGATCGTATTAAAACAAATCCTAACCATCCTCTACATAAGAGAGTTATGCGCACAGAGCGTATGCATAACAGAAAACGTAAAGCGCTCAGAGCTACATCACCGAAGAGTATTATTCCTCTCGATGACTTAGATATCGTCACTAAAAATGACGGTACGAATAATAACAATGCGTCTAATGGTCTGTTTAAAATCTTCAATCGTTAGATCCAG